CAGCGTCGGCTATATCTAAAGCCTGCTGCTTACTGTCTAAATATGATGCGACCAATGTAAACTCCCTGGTTTTTAAATTTCTTAATCCTACCTCAAATGAAGTCCCCCAGTGTCCGCCCCATTCCGCCACAGTAATGAAGTGAGATTTATCCTCACTATGGAATTTTTTAACTGATTCACTACCCATTTTCTTCTCCTTTAGACGCTTCAATCCCACCATCAGCAAACTCAGGACAGTCTTCACAAACAAACCCTAACCTGGGGTGTTTATAAAACGCCATACCCTCCTGAATCTCTTCATTACAAGACTGACATTTAACTGGAAAATCTTTAACCACCATCAAAACACATCCCATCCGTGCTTCACAAGCACATGCTCCTTTGACCACCCATAAGACCGGTACAAGTTACCAATCCCATGGGGCCATTTCTTTTTAAATGCTGTGTAAAAATTAGTGTTTGTCTCATCGTGCATCCAAGGGCCTAAAACCTTATTGCACATCCAAGCCCTCTTCCACCCATCCTTACTGGCCCCTAGAACTGTGACTCTCTTTTGATTCCCTTCTGCCCACACCAAACCTAATGAACCTGGTTGATGGGTAGCAGCTTGGTAATGCATGGCAATGATGTGGGGGTATCTCCCCAACCAAGACCTCAGTCTCCAACTACCGGGATTCCTATCATTCATGAACCACATGAGTTCAATCCCCTTTGCAACAACTCTTCTAGAAAGTTCTGGATGCAAGCAGTGGGAGGTCAAGGCTAAACCACCGTAGTCTTCATGATTCTGTGGGTTGTATTCTTTTTTGGGGGTTCTTGAGAATAACCCATAAGATGTTTCAAAGGGACTGTGAGCCTTTAAAATTCTTTGACGTTCAACGGCATATTCTTGGCTGTCTACTTTCCCCAATAAAAGATCTCTTTTTAATAACCAACTGTAAGGCCCGGTGTCATTGAGTTGATTGCCATAGTTGGAATGGGGTTTACCCACCTGGTCCCCAATTAAGGAGTATTGTGTTCTGGAATGGAAGGCTGATTCAATGAGGTTCACTTTTGTCACTCGCTAATCTAATGGATATGGGTGAAATATTAAGAGGACATTCTTTAGGGAAGTGAGTTCCTGTATACACATGTGATTTCTCATCAATAGTCATGCACGCATAATTACAGAACGCTGGGCCATTTTGATCACTGGGGCTGTGGAACGGGCAACTCCTACAACTATCCACTGTGATTCCTTGGAACTTCTTCAAAAACTAAACACCAACACCCCAACGGTGCTGCCTAATAGGTTGGCTTTTAAATCTCCCGTAGAAACTCTCTTATCAATCATCATTTCTTTCATAAACCCCAGACTGTTAACTAACAAGAGGGAAATAATCATAGAGTTCAAATGGGTCTCTTTACCAAACTGTCTGACCATGTGAGCTGTGAGGTAACTGGCTCCTGCTGATCCTAAGACGTGGGCTTGGTGGTCCCACCTCCTAAGATTGAGGTCATCTCCTTGCGATGTATTGGGATAACCCGTCCCGAGAAGTAACGCTGCGACACACCCTCCAATTGCCTTAACTTTCTTAATTGCCATTCTAAACTCCTTTTTGATCTTGCTATCTTTCTAACAACCCTAGTTAACTTCTCCATGAACTGCCACATGTTATTTCCCCAAGTCACCTCTTCCTCCTTTAGATAAAACTAGACCTTCCCCCTTACCTTACCGTAGTCCCTTCCTAGGGTCCTATGATATGATGACTGGTGTTCTAGAGATCAGAGAGTTATTTAAATGCCCAGATAAGAAATACCACCACCCATACCACCGGCATAGTGATGACTGTATTAATTACTTTAAAAAACAAGATCAACTCTATGTTTAGTTCTGGGCTTATCACTCTCTGTCTCCTGACTCTGGCTCGCTCCGTCCTGAAGGGGATAGCTCATACAAACAAGTATTACAAAAGACATAAACTATTTTTCCACCTTCTTCAATTGGGGTATCCCTATTTGGGGCATCCCTACTAGTGTGGAGATGGATGGGCTTATGTTTATATCTAACCCACCCGGGCCTAGTTAGTTCTTTTGTAAAGACAGTCTGATCACAATATTCACAATCAGCTATCTCGTATGTTTGCATCAGGTATTCCCTTCAAGTTAAGTAACGGGTGGTCTCTTCCCCGCTACACCTCGTTCTGCTTACCAGGGTCTGGGTTAGACAACATCTCTAAACAATCTAAGTACGCCTTGTGTTTACCTTTAAAGAATTCCTTCAGGTCCGAACGCTCTACCTGCAGCAAAGCATCTTCAAGAACCCGCACTTTAAGTTTGATTGTTGATATTACCTTCCCATCAGTCAATTCATCCATTGGTGAGGCTGTAAGTTCCCCCTGGTTCAAGTGATCAATCAGTTCGTTTATTTTCATAGCGTGGACGTAATCTAATCCACCGGTAAGAATTTCTATGCTTAACTTCTTAATCATATGAACCCTCCTCCTAATAGAGCCCTTTCGGTTTGTAAGCACTCTGATGGGCTTGGAAGAACGGGCGTTTCTCATAGTGAAACCGATAACCGGGGAACCATTGCCTGTACCCGATCCCGTTCATCAAAACCCACCAATGTCCGTGAGGACGTTGTCTTAACTCTACTCCCTTAACACGGGTGGTTAACTGTTCTCTAACCTGTTAGGGTTAGCACTTGCCTGATTTAAAGTCCTTTCAGGCCGATTCCTTTGACTTGACATTAAGGTTATCCGTAGACAATTTCTCCAGAATAGGAGATAAGGGCTCCGAATAACCATATCCACATTTAAATCCTTTCTACCCCTGGATTAAGACTTACACAAGTTTTTTTCTGGGGGTTCTAAGGCGTGGTTCTAAAACGTAATTTAACTTCACTTTTCTCATAGCCCAATCAGCTCCACGCTTTTCTGCCAGGTCCAAAGCCTTTTCTAAGAAGTCTTCAATATCCCCTGAGTATTCCCCATTGAGCATTTTTTTATTAAGGACTACGGCCCAGGCCCTGTTCGGACCAGGTGGCTTCTTCTTGGGTCCCTTGTGTTTATATGCGGTTCTTTCCATTATCCCACCAACCACACAATACCGCCCAATGAAAAAAAGAGAATCAAAACCCACATTAACAGACAGCGGTAATCTCTCTTGAAAGTCATACCCCACAGGTACAATTTAAAATGCACCCAGTCAATGGGTAATACCACCTACAATGTAGGTAATGGCTAAACAGGTTTTTATCAAAGGGGCTAAATGGAGATACAAGGCCATCTCCTTGGAGCAATACGTTAACCTCCATGGGGAAAAGGAGTGGGCCCACAGGGATTGTGAGACAAAAACCATGACGTTTTGTTATGGGAAAATGGACCTAGGTTTGATGCGTCATGAGGTATTTCACTGTTTCATGAGTGAGTGCTGTTTAAACTCCCTCCCTGAATGTGATCCCCTGGTGGTGGAGGAGATTGCTGCAGAGGTTTTACAGAATCATTGGGATGACATTGACCTGAGTGCTAAAAAAATCTTGAAGGACATACAGTAATTTTTTCTTAAAAGTGTTATGAGTAATTCGATTCTTTATAGAATCTCTCACTCTTAGGCCCTAGCTGCGCTTGTCGTTCTGGGGCCTTTTACTTTTTAGCTTTGCGTTTTAGGAGTGCTCTTGAGAGGCGTTTGCGCTCCTCTTTAGTACTTGAGGCACCTGTGAACTTTCTAAAGGCTGCTGACACATTCTCTGCTGTAGGTTTTTCTTTCTCTGCCATGACTGTTCCTTTCAACTGGGTGAGATGTATGGAAGAAAAGCTTGCGCTCAACACCCCACCCAGCGCACCATCCATGAAGGAGGCCGTTAGGCCTTCCTTTAAACTCTAGAACAGATTCTATGCAGCGTCTAGGGATTGTCCTTGGTCCACTGCGTTTATTACCACTGTGGTGGCTGGATCAAACCGCACTTGCTCACAGGCTCGATAGAAATCTGGAGCCATGGCAGTCCTCACCTCACCCCTGAAACTCTCTAATATGAATACGCACATAAGTCCTCCTGTGTCCATTTGTCCACAGTGTAACATAAACCACACAGTGTTAACACCTCTTAACAGTATACTTGACTATAGGTGTCAGATAGGGTATTATAAGAGCATGAAAAGAATGATGTTGATAGCACTTTGTTTGTTGTTTGGAGCCTGCTCAACGGCTCAATACAGGGCCTTTATGGATGGGTATAAGGAAGGCAGAAGTATGGGTCTGGGGAGGGTGGGCTATCACGCCGCTGGTGGGACTGATGAAGAAACCTCTAAATCCACTCAGTATACCTCAGACCATCAGAAGGAAAAAAACGCCTGCATGTATGATGCTGCCTCAAAAGGAATTGACTACTCTCACTGTCCATTCTAACCTCTAAATATGGCAAGTGATAAACCAGCAGGCAAAGGTCGGTCACCCGGTAAACCCGGAGACAAGAATCTTAGAAAAGCACTAGGGTTCAAATCTTCTGGTCAAAAGAGGATCACCCCCAAACGAACCCCTGAAGGGCAAGCAGATGCCCGGTCCTTTAATGGGATCAAAGGGTATCAGAAAGAGGGAGCAGGCACTTCTAATAAAAAGGGTGAAGACACACAGTAATGCTTGAACGCAAGCACTCAGATGATGAAATCCGTGCCATGGCCGTTAACATGGTCAATGGTGTCTCTAAGAATTTTGACCTAGAGGTGGACTGGCCCTCAGTGGCTAAAGCCCTTTATGATGAAGGTCAAGAAGAAGTCTCACAGTACCTAGTGGCATTTGCGGACCGCCTCTCCCCTAAAGACAAATTTGCCTTAGCAGTTCACTTGCTAGAATTCGATAAGGATGCTAAGAAAAAACTCAAGAATGGGAGATCAAGAGTCAAAAAACCCTCTAAGGGTAAGCAGCACTGAGCAGACCATCCACCGTCTTCAAAAGACCGAGGCACGGCTCAGCAAAATAGTCTCCACCCAAGCAGAACAACTCTCAAAAGCCCATGACCAGTATGAAGTTATGGCCAAACAATCTTACCGTATTGAGGGGGAGAGAAATGCCCTCATTGAGATGGTGAATAAATTATTAGAAATCATTACAGGAGCCAAGAAATGACCAAGAAAGAATATTTTAAATTCCACCAGGCCTGCACCAAACGAATGACAGACATCACCCGCAAAAAGAACCACGACTACACTGGTGGGTCTGATGATCCCTTTGCCAACTTTAAAGGAGTGGAGGCTGTAGGTGTTTGTTCCACTGAAGTGGGCTTCTTAACCCGGATGCATGACAAATATGCCCGGGTCAATTCATTTGTGAAAAAAGGGGTTCTCCTGGTGGAGGATGAGTCTGTGCAGGACACACTATTGGATTTGGCAAACTACTGCATTTTGATGGCAGGCTTTATTAAAAGTAAAAGAAACGAAAAGAAACGGAAAAAGCAATGAAGTGCCCAGAGTTTGAAGTAGATACCGTGTGGCTGTTTTGGGGGTACGATGGCGACCTTAAAAGCCCCAAGTTCTGCATTATAACCGATCAAGATTATTTTTATGAATATAGCGGTCCTTACGGTTGTTACGATAATGATGAGGGTGAATGGCAGAATAAAGATGGAGAACGGTTAATTCTTTCCTGTGCTCAAGAAGAGTTCAAAAAGGGCCATCTCATCTACATAGGTAAGTTATGAAACATCAATGCCATTGGCCTGGGTGCCCAAAAGAAGTTCCCCCAAAGATGTGGGGATGCAAGGAGCACTGGTTTCGGCTTCCTAAATATCTTAGGGGTAAGATCTGGGCAACATATGTTCCTGGGCAGGAAATTACTAAGACCCCATCAAAAAGCTATTTACTAGTGGCTGAATATGTCCAAAAATGGATCAACCTAAAAGGTGGGCCGGTATGACCCTTCCTAAATGGCTGGCAGATAAGCGGGATGAGTTATGGGCGAATGATGCCCTTAGTGGAAATCATTTAATTGCGGCTAGAGCTGGTTTCAATGCCTGCTATCCGTTGATGAAAGAGCGGGAGGATAAGCTGGTGGGGGTGTTGAAATACTTAAGGGATGAGGTGGAATATTTGGAGGATGTGGATAAAAAAGTCCGTGAGGTCCTAAAGGAAGTTGACACTCAACCAATCCCAATGAGTGCCAATATTAAAAAGGAGTTGGGGGATGAGCAAAAAACAAATTGATCACAAAAAACTTTTAGAGAGTCTTATGGCTAGTCTTACTTTGGCTGATAATCTTGGCGATGTTGCGGAGGATGTTTCTCATGTAGCCAAAAAAATGGGTTTTAAATCCAACATAATGGACTGGAATGATTTAACTGAGTTTCAAACGGAATTGTCAGAGCGGGGGATTACGACACTCTATGGGTCAACGGTATGACGAGTAGGTTATTGTGCTGGCTGAATTGGCATAAGAAAGTAAAGATTAAGAATAGCGTTACCACACAGAATGCTGCCAATTGTAAGCGGTGTGGTGCCATTATGAAGTGGGATAAGACCCGGTATTTTAGGTATGAAAAAAGGATTGAAATGTGAGTAGGTTAGATGAGATCAAAGAGCGCAGCAAAACCGTTCAAGAACACCCAGAAATTAAGGCCGATTGTGAGGAAGCTGATTGGTACCGTAGTGACATCCCATGGCTTTTGGCTGAAATAGAGAGACTCCACATATTGTTAGAAGATTTGGGTAACCGCGAAAATACAAGGGAGGAGTATCTTTTTCCATGAATAAGTTGAGACCTGTTGTGGTGTTCCATTGCGATGGCACCAGCACCACTGGGCGGTTCCATAAATTCACTCAAGGGAACATGGCTAATGATGCTGTTATCATTGAGGATGAGTTTGGTAAGGTCTACGTATTAGATATGCATAGAGACCTCATTGAGCCCAAGATAAAGTTTTTAGATCGGAGGAAAGATGGGGCGCCTGAGTGAGATCAAGCAGAGGGTGGAGAAGGCAACCAAGGGGCCGTGGGAAACAGAAACAGCAAACCCAGTTACGTTTGTTAATAGCCCCGGAGGAAAAATCGCCTATGCAACGGTAGATAGGATGGTTAATGCCCAATTCATCGCCCATTCCCGTGAGGATGTCCCATGGCTCATCTTAGAAGTGGAACGGCTGGAGCTGAAATTTAATAGGCTAATGGAAACGTATGACCGACAGATAACACTCAAAGAGAAATATTACTCTGAAGTAGAGAGGCTTCGGGGGGTGTTGGATGAAATAGAAAGTAAACTTATGCCCTACTGTAGCTGCGAACCTGAGTCATCAGAGGATATCTCAGACCATGTAATTTTAATGGTCCGTGAAGCATTGGAGGAGAGGTGAGTAAGGTTTTTGAGCACTATGCTTGCCCTGAGGCCGTTAGAGCAAACCCCTTCATAACAGCCTTAGCCTGTATCTTTGGGAGTATGTGTGACACCACCGAGACTGTGACCACTGATGATGGTGAAAGACATGTCTTTACTTACACCACAGCCCACTGGAGAGGTAAAGAATATTGGGTAGGATGGGAGAAGCTATGACTTCCTGTGATGAGTGTGGTGAGGATTACACTGCACCCCTGTGTGTATCTTGTGAGAGAACTCTTTGTAATGATTGCCAATTAGATTGTTATGAAACATCCATGAACTGTGAGATTGAGGATGAGTGATGAAGATCAGGTGTAAATACGATGAGCTGGTGGATCCGCACTCTCTGAAGCACCACCCCAAGAATAGAAACAAACACCCTGATGACCAAATTAAAAGACTGGGTCAGATCTTAGATTACCAAGGGTGGAGATACCCCATTAAAGTATCAAAAGCCTCAGGTTATGTGACCAGCGGGCATGGCCGGATCCTAGCAGCCATAGACCAAGGATGGGCAGATGTCCCTGTTAATTATCAAGAATATGAATCGGAGGAACAAGAGTATGCAGATGTTCAAAGTGACAACGCAATCGCAGCATGGAGTGACCTTGATCTGGCTGGTATCAACAGTGACATTGGTGACCTTGGCCCTGACTTCGATATTGATCTACTGGGGATTAAAGACTTTGAATTAGACCCAGCCGATAAATACAAGGACAAAGATGATGACGCAGTACCAGATACCGCACCAACCAAAACCAAACTGGGACAGATCTGGAAGTTGGGTGGGCATAGGTTGATGTGTGGGGATGCTACTAAGGATATTGATACCCTATTAGGTGGTGAAAAGGTGGACATGGTTTATACTGACCCACCATATGGGATTAATGTGACCAAAGGTAGACTTGAAGGGTTAGGGTACTCTGAGATCAAGGGCGATGAAGATACCCAAATAGCTTGTAATGTATTCACGGTATTACCAAGAGATGTAACAGTGGTTTATTGGGGGGCAAATTACTTCTCTGACTTTTTACCTCCAAGTAAGGCATGGGTTAGTTGGTCAAAAGAAACGTCTATCCCTGCAATGTCCGATATGGAGTTAGCCTGGACTAATTACGATTGTTTTGCAAAGGAGTTTAGATATAAGTGGGATGGACCAAGAAAATCAGATGAGACTGGTCAAAAACGAGTACACCCAACACAAAAGCCTATTGCTTTAGCTGAATGGTGCTTTAAAAACTATGGTGACCCTAAAACAGTACTAGACGTATTTGGAGGCTCAGGCTCAACACTCATAGCCTGTGAGAAGACCAATAGAAAATGTTACATGATGGAAATAGAACCCAAATACTGTGACATCATCATCAAAAGATGGGAAGACTACATGGGATCTACCGCAGAGCTCCAAAAGGATGTATAATTAACGCAATGCCAGCAGGAAGACCACCAGCCAATATTGATTGGGAACAAGTAGACAGACTCTGCCATATCCAGTGCACAGGACCAGAGATTGCTGCCGTATTAGATCTTGACCGATCCACTCTAGAGAAGAGGTGCAAGAAGGATCATCGCGTCAATTTATCCGCGTATATAAAAGAGAAGTCTAGTCAGGGAAGAATGTCGTTAAGAAGGTGGCAGTTTGAAGCAGCACGTAAAGGTAACCCAGCCCTGCTTATATGGTTAGGCAAGCAGTACTTGGAGCAGAGTGATAAACATGAGGTTGACTCTAGACAGACCACAGTGGAGATTAGCTTAACACCTGAAGATGTGAGGAAAATCATTGAAGGCGATCCGTTCTATAGAGCCAAAAGAATCCCAGCAACAAGCACTGGCTGATTATGCTAGGTCACTCAAAGAACTCCATGACAGATGGCAGCCCACCGAATCACAGGCAGATGTTGGAGCAGCATACTTCACAGACCAAATCCTCTCCCTCTTTATTCAGTGTGGAAGAAAATGGGGGAAGACCGAGCTGGCGCTTTACTTTCTATGGCGCGTCGCAAAGACATATCCAGGCGTACCTTGCTATTATATTGCTCCGCTCCAGACTCAAGCTAGAGAGATAGTATGGGCTGACCCACGGGTGCAGAACTTTGGCCCGAGAGACTGGCTTCATCCAGGTTCAGCAGGAATTAATAACTCAGAATCAAGACTCAATTTTAAGAACGGCTCCTTCATCAAAGTGGATGGCTCTGACAACTTCGATAAGTATCGGGGTGTCAAATATAAGATCTGTGTCTACGATGAGTACAAGGATCACCGTCCTGAATTTAGAAAGGCCATGAGACCCAATGCCTCCGTGCTCCATGGATTGGACATCTTCATGGGCTCACCTCCTGACAGAGAGTGTGACTACCTGGTGATTGCCGATGACCACAGGACTGATCCTAAGAAGAGATGGTTTAAAGAACCCACTGACAAGAACCCCTACATTTCAAAACTATGGCTCAAGGAAGAAGAGCAAGCCCACGTTAAGAGAGGTGAATATGATGAGTATCAAAGAGAGTATCTGGCTGAGTATGTCCCAGGTGGGGTATCAAAGATCTTTCCCATGGTAACAAGGGACTGCGTCAAGCCTCATGCAGAGGTGATGGCTAGAGTGAAACACAAATGGAAGAGTCTGGAGTGGTGGATGATAGCTGACCCCGCAGCTGCTTCAACATTCGGTGTGCTGTACCTAGCTTATAATGATTTCAATAAGGATATATTTGTCTTAGATGAAATATATGAATCCAACCAGGCAGAGATGTCAGTGTCTAAAATAGGACAGCGCATCCTAGAGAAAGGATCAGAGTTAAATCCTAGAGTGGATTGGAGAATGGTGAGTGATGAGGCTGAGACCTGGTTTAAGAATGAGATGTTAGACAGATTCAGGGTGTACTTTGAACCCACTGAGAAGTCTGCAAGGAAGAAAGAAGAACTCCTCTCCCTAGCAAAGGACACATTTGTTCATAAGAAGGTCACTATCTCGGATCGGTGTGTCAACTTCTTCCATGAGTTGGACAATTATTACAAGGACAAGAATGGTAAGATACCTAAGAAGGGTGACCACTTGATTGATGGGTATAGGTATTTCCTGCAGAAGAGTCACTATTCCTTGACTGCCTCAGTGCCCCATGAAAAAGATGAGTACGATGACTGGAGAGAAAAGAAGACCCGCATTCAGGATGACTTCCAAGGTGTGGATGAACTGGGTGGAGCGGTTATCAATGAGTGGGAGAACTTAGAATGACAGAGAATGAAGTGGTTGAGAATATTAAAGAACTCAAACTTGAGTATGATGATTACCTATTAGTTAAGTTGGATGCTAGGCTAGAGCACATGCAATTTTGGGATGAAAGAAAAAGATTTGAACACCAAGTTAAGAGGTGGTTAGGTCCGCACTCAAAGAAGGTTATGTTTTATGTTGGAGAGTTTGAATTCAGCAAAGTGAAACTACCAGAAGGTAATGAGGCATGAGTGTTTTAGAGAGACTGAAGGATCATTGGAGAGCAAAAGGATTGAAAGGGTTGGCGGACCACCCAGCAGAAATTGGACCTATGTTGAAGACTCAAATGAGTGACATTGTGGCTTTAGCTGAAGCGGTTGATGCCGAGTTAACGCACAAGGAAGACCTAAAACCAGAGAAAGAAATACCAGATGGGTGTTGCCACTATGGAACGTAGATCTTTCCTTAAACAACTCTTCACTCTAGCTGTGGCCAGTTATCTGCCATTGAGGTTGTTCATCAATCAGCCTGAGACACTGGAAAAAGTTGAATACATGGATGCAACAGAGGATTGTGTCGGTATTAATAGGCAGACCTTGGAAGAAGCTAGGCAAGTGATGTTGGATTCATTGAATGAACCCCCTCAAGAACCATATTTGATAGTCAATCCTAAAACCTACGCCCAAATGAAAAAGCAAATTGTTGGTGGTAGATATGGCGGTACAAAAGTCATTGAAGACAACTGGGTACCAAAGGACAAAATTTTTAAGGTGCAAGCATGACTGAATGGTTCTACCTCACTCTGGTTATTCTCTATGTCCCCCTCCTCTTGGTGACTGTTCACCTCTGGGTGGATGTCAAAGCAATGAAGAACTCTACTCATTCAGTACAGTATATGCCCATCGATACCACGGAGAAGAAGTTTGAACCAATTACTGAAGATGTTAAGAAGGCATTTCAAGATGACGGTTATGGCAGTATAGTATAATTTAACGTAGTCACTCTCAAGGAAGTACCAAAGGACAAAGGATGTCTGATTTTGATACACTGATGCATTTTGATGATGGAGCTGCCGTTGCCCGTCCTTCAAAAGCGTTATGGTCAATTGACCTGGATGACCCCAAGAATGATGATAATGTCTTAACCTGGTTGAATGGTGAGATTGGATTTCTCATTGATGCGGGCAGTGAACGGGGCTCACTGATTAGAAGGAATATCCAGCTATACCGTGGGATTCAATACGATAACCAAGATGTAAGACGGGATCTAAGAGACCGCACGGTAGACCGTTCCAGAACAATAAGGAAAATTGTAGTCAATCATCTCTTTGATTTGACTCAAGCTAGAATCTCAAGGCTAGTAAAGTTCAGACCTGCTGTAGCCATCCTTCCAACAAACAATGAATTTGAAGACAAGCAGGCAGCCGATTCCACCGACATGCTCTTGAAGCACCTTTGGTACATCAATGAGTTTGACGCAAAGATCTCCCCAAGAATGGCTAAGATTAAATCCATCATGGGTGAGGCTTACTTATGGATTGATTGGGATTCCAACGCTGGGGACATTCATCCTGAGAATCCAAAGAAGGGAACTAAGGTCCCGTTACTGACTGAGAACGGTGAGCAAGAAACCGATGACATGGGTAATAAGGTCTGGATTGAAAGAGATGTCATGACCGGGGATGTTAGATACCAGGTGGTTGACGCACTGGATGTTTACGTTCAAGACAAGAAGGGCCGGTCAGAGAAACCCGATTATTGTTTCAGAAAGAGAATCCTCCCAGTAGAAGAAGCCAGACTCCTATGGCCAAAGGCTGCATCAAAAATTAAATCTACTGAGAGCGCCGATGACTTTGACCATGAGAACTTCACCACTCGTAAATTGGTGAATGAAGTGATTGTCTGGGAGTTTTACCACCGTGGAACCATAGGACTGCCCAAAGGAAGAAAGGTTGTTTTTACCAGAGATGGTCTCTTAGAGAATGGTCCCCATCCCTTCTCCCATAAGAAACTTCCCTATGTGAGACTGACTGACATCGACATACCAGGTCTGACCTATGGGATGAGCTTCTTTGAGACAGTGAAGGCTTTGACTTCCACTTACAACAACCTGACAAACCTTGTGTTAAGGAATCAGATCCTAGTGAGCCACCCTAAGTGGATGGTGCCCGCTGGGTCATGTAATCTCGCCCAACTTGGTAATGATGTAACCATTGTTCAATACAAAGGCCCTCAAGCCCCAGTGTTAGCCCAAGCCAATCCCACTCCAACAGAGACCTTTCAATTCAGAGAGAACCTAAAGGAAGAGTTTCAAACCATTGCTGGTGTTAGATCCACAGGCAGAGCAGATCCTCCTGCAGGTATTAAGTCTGGTGTGGCGCTTCAATTCCTAAATGAACAGGAGCAAGAGAGAGCCAATGAAGACATCTTAAAATGGAATGAGTTCATCAAAGACACTGCCATCATGACCATTGCGGTGGCAGGTGATTTCTATGACACAGCAGACAAAAGACTTTTAAGAGTATTAGGAAAAGATAATGAATGGAAAATTAGATTCTTTGACTCGGCCAATCTCAGTAAAGATTACGACATCAGGATACAAAATAGTTCTGCACTGCCCCAATCAAAAGCGGCCCGCACTCAAACCCTGCTTGATCTCAACCAACAATTTCCAGACATTTTCAGTCCCAACCAAGTGCTCGACATGCTTGACCTTGCGCAAAACGATAAGTTTGTTGACCAAGCAGCCAATTCAGTCAGAAGTGCCCAAGCAGAAAATGAACTCTTACTCGCAGGGGATAAGACAGCAGGAGTCACAGAGTATGAAGACCATGTAGCGCATTGGAAAGAACACGTCGCAGCAATCTCTAAGTATTCATTTAAGGAGCTCACTCCACCCAAAGTTCAAAAGGGATTGATTGATCACATCATGGTGCATGAAATGCTGTTATGGCAGAAGGCTAAATTGAATCCTGCTATTGCAGAAGTCTTAGTGACAATGCCAAGATTCCCAATCTTTTTTAAAGTTCCAACGCCTGAACCATCAGGGGACACACCAGCCATGGAGCCACCTCAACCACCTGGAGGACCATTAGCACCTCCTCAAGGGTTACCGGTGAACCCAGCCTTAGGTGATGTCCCTCAACAACTAAACCAAGAGAGTGTGCCACCTTTGGAAATAGGAGCGCAAGGGCCGCAGGCATTACCTGCTCCGCCCCCTCCTGTCCCACCGAGTGATGCCATCTAAAGGAGAATAAATGTTAGCAGCAAGCACATCACCATCAGGTGCACAAATAAAGGAGCCAGCCAATGAAGTTATGGGATCGGATATTGTCAGCTTTGATGACCTGGAGGCCCCTGGCCCGGTTATTCAGGGTGGAGTTGACCGCCACGCAACTGAAACAGAGTCAGGATCTACTAAAACTGATGAGCCGCAAGCCAAAAAAGAAGAAGGCAAAGAAGAAACCGTGGCTCAAGAAAAAGAAGCGAGTGGGAAAGAAGAAGACTCAACTAAAGAAGAAACAAAAGAAGTAGTTGAAAAAGATTCAGAGTCAGTTAAACTGATAAAAGTTAGTACAGGTGAAGAAACGGCAGACTTACGCGCCGACTCAACGTTATCTGTCAAAGTAGATGGGACTAGTGAAGAAGTCTCGCTTCAAGATCTACGTGACAATTACAGCGGGAAGGTAGCCTGGGACCGCAAGAACACAGCGCTAACAAAAGACAAGCAGTCCTTTAAAAGGGACCAGGACACTTTGCAATCCTATGTAAGCCAACTCCATCAGAAGATTACAGTGGAGAAGGACATCATGGGGACATTTGCTTTACTGGCAGATGCAATGGGGGCTAACCCTGTTGAGATACTGACAGAAGTAAATACAGCCATGGCTGCTCAAGCTGCAAAATGGGCAGAGATGGATGAAGGGCAAAGAGTACTGGCCTTAAAAGACAAGGAACTTGATCTTTTGAAGAAATCTCAAGAAGTCCAAACCACTCGGCAGTCTGCATCGGATAGCCTCCGAAAAAAGCAGGACCAGAGGCGAGAGGCACTTGAGAAAAGTGGGTTAGGGGAAGAGGCTTTTGAGTCTGCCTTTAATCAAGCCAAGACTGCGATAGAAGCGGGTCAGGGTGCTGGTCTAACGGTCGATGAACTCAGGGACAATCCTGAGATGGTCATTGAGATTCATGACAGGTTAGAAAAGCATAAGGCAATGTCAGCCATGCTAAAGGAAGTAAATCCTGAAGCAGGTGAAGATGCTGTCTCTTTGTTAACCCAGCAATGGGAACAAAACCCGGACTTCACCGTCGATGACCTGAAAGAAATTGCAGTTGATGCGTTTGGTTCACAGCAAGCTAAAAACCTCTCCAAAAAAGTAAGAAAATCACAGCCTAGAGGTGTGCAAAATGAAAGTAAGGCTTCACCACAAAATGATGAAGTACTCTTCAGCTTTGACCAGCTCTAGTCGTTAAGGAGAGTTAGCAATGGCTAATTTTAATTTAACGTCAGCCACTAACCTATTTAAGATTAAATATGGGAAGTTGTCTGACAATGTTTACAACTCCGCTAACGTTTTGCTGGCTCGGACTAAGAAATCTTTCGACTTCACCGGTCGTCAAATGTTTATTCCGATCCCTCAAACGTTCAACGGTGGTGTGGGTTCTGGCTCACTCCCTACCGTGAATACCGCTACCTATGAGGACATGATTCTTATAGCTAAGAAGGTCTATTCACGAGTGGAGATTGACCGAGAAGCAATCAAAGCGTCTTTGAATGATGAGGGGGCCTTCGTAAGAGGGACCAAGCAAGTTGTTCAAAAGGGTGTCGAATCCTGGATGCGCAATATGTCCCGAATTCTATTTAACGATGGAACCGGTTCTGTTGCCCGGGGTGATGGATCAACCAACGTTTTAGGAACAGGTACTGGTGGAGACCCGTATGTTGTTGTCCTAAATGCTGACACCAAAGAAGCCAACATTGAGGAAAAAGACTTTCTCAATTACAATGCTGAGACCACAAATCTTGAGGTGCAGGCTTATGACCCTGCGACCTTCACCATTGATTTGGTGGGTACTTCAGCAGGCTTGGCAGCTTTGACGGGATCCGGTCCTGTGCCAACCAACGTGTTTCTGCATATGCAGGGTTCAAAGGATAATGATCCTACAGGTCTGAAAGGTGTTTTGGATGCCACCAGTGGTACTCAATACACCGTGCCTGTGACACGGAGATGGCAAGCAGGAGCCCAGATTGCTGCAGGTGGAGCAGGTCTCACGACTGATCTACTTAACCAAGGGATGCTTGAGATTCAACGAAAGTCAGGGAAGGTGCCAAACCTTATTCTGATGTCATTCGACCAGTACAGAAAACTGTTGAATATCATTGAAGATCAAAAGCAATACATCGTTGAGCCACGGATGCAAGAATTGAAGGGTAAGGTCTCTTTCAGAGGGATTGACTTCATGAGTGCAGCTGGTTCAGTGCCAATCCTTCCAGAAAGATTTGTGGAGAATGACAGGGTCTATCTTCTCAATGACAACTGGATTGAGGTTCATCACAGACCAGACTTCGGTTGGTTTGAAGATGATGGCACCGTCTTCCTTCGGAAGTCTGATGATGATGCCTATGAGGCCCGATACGGTGGGTACCTTGAAGCTAGGATAGTACCTAACTTCCATGGAACCATCACAGGTCTTGCATAATTATAAACTATTAGGGGGAGGCCTAAATTTAGTCTTCCCCCTAACTTTACCGGCCTGGAAGGTCTAAACCAGAGGAGAAAAACATGGGTGCAAATCAAGGCGCTAGAGGATTATCAAGAAGTGTTCAATCGGGTCAGAGGTTACCGCATTTAATCGCGGCCCGGATTGATGGAACAGGAACCGCTGCTATCTTAGAAGGTTCAAATGAAATGACACTAGTGGACAATGGAACAGGGGATTATACCCTAACCTTTGCCACAGCATATAAAAGGGTACCGTCAGTTGTAGTTACCCCTTTGGGTGCTGCAGGTGATATTGTTGCAACACTGGGAACGGTGTCGGCCACTGCTGTTCAAATTTTAGGTTGGGATGGAACGGATGGAACTACTCCTAAGGATATGGATTTCCATATGGTAGTAGTAGGATCTGACGCAGAAGACGAAATTTAATTAACAGGTGAGGGGGCTTAACGGCCCCTTTCATCTAAGGAGATTTCCATGGCAAGTTCAGGTCTCAGAAGACTGACGACAAGTGCAGCCCAACCCATCGCAGCCACGACTACCTTAGCCAAATCAGCAATGCTATTACAGGAGGTGCGAGCCACCTTAATTGTCATAGCCACCAATGAATCCAGTGTCAACCATTCGGTACAATTTGAACACAGTCCTGATGGTATTAACTGGGTGAACCTAGGGTCTGCTAAGGTAGTGACCACTGATGGTTTAAGCACACCTGAAGACATTACTGTGAATATAATGCCCAATGTTAGAGCGGTGATCACAGTGACAGCGGGTAGTGCTGATTATGATTTAAGAATCCATTACGATAAAGACAAGTAAATGGCTGGTGCACTAAAGGCTTACCAAAACCAGAACAGCCCCTCACCGGATTATAAGGGGGATGTGACCGGGACACCTATCGGTGCGGGTACTGGGAGAAAGAACAGTATCGATGTAACCGTTAACCACATGGGGCTTACCTCCATGTTGACGGCCATCGATAGTGGAGACTCAGATCTTCTTTACGTAGGATATTGTTTGCCTGGTGATGTGGGGAAGACCGGTGAGGAAGTGTGGGCGATTAAAAGAGTGTTGGCCACCTCAGTGCCACAGATCAGATGGGCCGATGGTAGTTTAGAGTTTATTAAAGAATGGGATGAAAGAGAAAATTTGGCCTATGAGGTTTAGATGCCTTTTGATTTTGGAACAATATTAGGACACAGGGAGTTATTCCAGCACGATGCATTAGGCATTAAATACGATAACACCTCCTCAGGTCTCGCCGCTTTAGAAGTTCAAGCAGCCATTGATGAGATTGTCACTGGTGTGGGTGTAATTGATCATGGCAATCTAGCCGGGCTTTTAGATGATGATCATACCCAGTATTTACTTATAGACGGCTCCAGGTCAATGACCGGGACACTTCAAACTGCAACACTACTTAATGACATTGGAACTACAACCCTTCCATTCAGAAGGCATTTTGCAACGGTGCTAGGAGGTTTTTTCTGGGCCAGTACGTTAATCGGATTTCAAGGTAATCAATTCTTTGGGTTCCCAGCGGGTTGGGATGGAAGTGTGACTACGTTTGGTACCTTGAGAAGCAATAGAGGGTTCACTAACGCCTCTCTTCAAATGATCATTCAAAAAGCCTCAATTTTAAATACATTTAAGATACAAGCCCAACTCTCTAACAATACCGGTAACGTTGTTTACCTCACTGTTTCAGGAACGGGTAATGCTAGTTGGAGTGGTGGAACCACAGGAGCCTTTGGAGTCTCCGGTTATCTTACTACTTCTTTTAATGGAATAGCGGGCAATACCATGCTTATAAATGGGCATGATAGTTTAACAATATCTAATACTGAACTTAGAGTGAATAACCTTTCAACATTCGGAGAAGATGCCGATGAGGTTGACCGGTTTATTGATAATGTAAACACCGACGGTATTGTTAATATTAATTCCCAACAGAATAATAAAACGGTAGCGGAGTTTGTAGCAACTCGGATCTGTGCCGATGTAACCGTTCCCGCTGTTATGCATTTACTAAAAGCCGATGGAACTTTTGCATCACCGGACCCCGTTGCCGACGGTGCGGAGATAGCAGACTTTCGAGCATCCGGATGGGATGGAGTACAATATTCACCCGTTGGGAATATTTTGTTTTCCGTTTCGGGATCGGTTTCCTCTGGTCGGGTTCCAGGAAAAATGCAAGTCCTACTAAGACGCCCCACTGGGGGCGATAACCGGGAAATGCTTGCAATGAGTTTCAATGAGGGGATTCGTTTCAACTCCGAACTTGAGAATGTAGATTTCATAGTCGATGGGCAGAGTGCTGATTTAATCTTTGGTGATGCCAGTGCTGGGAGGGTTGGGATAGCAACAAACACACCGGGTGCGACGTTGGATGTATCCGGGAGCGCCTTAGTGCAATCAGCCCTATCTGTTCATGAGGCTCTTTTTAATTACACCTTATCGAGTGTAGTTCAGGTTCCTAAGGTTGTTTCTGTTGATTCATCAGGGAACGCTGCTGATGTGGAACTCGCTTTGGTTAAATTTTCTACTGTCGATGCGGTAGGTGCCATCTTTGCTATTAACCGAGCCAAGGGAACAAGTGGCGCTCCTGCTGCTGTGGTTGATAATAGTGTTCTTTGGAATATCCAGGTCAATGGCTACACCAGTGCAAATGAGTTTGTTAATGGAGCTGAATTGGAATTCAGTGTTGACGGGACCGTTGGAGCCACGGCTGTCCCCACTCAGTTAGATCTAAGGCTCAGTGACCCAGCCGGAGTTTTGCAGGATATTATAACCGCGTCTACCACGCAGAATGTCATTGTCCATGATCGATTGGATGCTTATGGTAACATTGACGTGGTGGCGTATTCGTTTATGATGGGGGCCTAATGCCATTTGTAACCAAACAACTTGGACAACTAAGACCAGCCAACACTACGGCTACCTCTATCTACTCCCCTGGTGCCAATACTAACACTGACATTAAGGGAATACATATTGCCAATACCTCAGGTGCCACAGCAGCATACCGGTTATTCCATGATGATAATGGGACCACTTATGATGAAACCACCACCCTAGCCTGGGACGTTTCTCTGGCAGCGGGTGAAACCATTAACATTGATACTTTAATTTCTATGGATGACTCAACGGGTAACTTAGCGGTAAGGACTGACACCGCTAACGCTTTAACTTTTACGGTATATGGGGCTGAAAGAACCTAATGGGAATAACGAGAACAGGCAGGATAGTAGTGAGAGAGGAGTTAACCCAGGAACTCATTGAGGGTAACGTCTTCACTGCTACAGCACTTAAAACCATTAGTGGTTCAGGCACATTTGATGTTACCATTGAGACCCCTGCTGCTCCCACAATATTAGCAATTCAAGACGCTACAATAACGGTAGCAGCAAAAGCAACAGTGCAATTTAGAGAGGCTGTCACCGCTACCGGTGGTTCCACCATAACTGCTGAAGATGCTAATAGGATATTAGACACAGCAAGTAATGCCACGATAATACAAGACCCCACAGTGACAGACACCGGAGACCTACTTGCACAGAGTTTAGTTCCTGGTGGTGAGAAAGATAAAGACTTTGGTGCTGCTATTTCAGGTGATAGAGGGTGGATTCTTGCAGCAAGTACTAAGTATTTAGTTAGAGTGACTGACACTTCAGCAGGGAGTAATGATTCCAGTATAGCTTTTAGCTTGGTGGAGGTATAGATGGCAGCAACACTTCAAGAAAATAGAGAGCATTATTCATTTGATACCGTTGCTATTACTGAAATTTCGGTAAACTCATCTACCCAACAAATCCTATTTGTCGGGGTGTCTGATGCACCACAAAAAGTTGTAATTTCCAATGGATCAAATCGGGATCTCTGGATTAAACCCAACGATAATACCACTAATCAAAGAGGTATTTTCCTTCCCAGGGGTGAATCGTTATCTTATTATGTCCAACAAGCTACCACGGTATATGGAATCATGGATTCAGGTGGCACCAAAACAATTAATGTAACGAGGTTCTCCTAATGCCTATAGGAATATCAGAAGCATCAGTAACTGGGTTCGATTGCAATGTTTTAGATGCAACAACCCTAGTCACAGATGAATTTTTAGGAGATACCAAATTAAGTGTTTCTGTCACCTTGGTTACGGGGGCATTCGGAGCCACGGTACTGGAACTTCAATGCTCACCAGATAATGTTGATGCGAATTTTCAAACACTAAAGAAGACAGACCTGGCCACTAATGTGACCTTTTCTACTGCTGGTATCTTTACTGATATAGAAGACTTAAGAACTAAGTTTATTAGAATCAAAACAACCACAGCAGCAGCTGAGACCTGTACTGTAGATATTACTATACAAGGGAAGGGTTAAATGGCTAAAGGTGACCAAGAAGAAAGACGTTCACATAAAAGATGGGCTGATGATGACTACTCTAGTTACCATGAACTATATGAGGAGGATTCAAAGGGAGTTCAGATCTTAATTAGAAAAGAACCCGTGCCAGCTATGGACAGGATTCCTAAAGCATTAGCTTTGAAAAATTTAAACATTATGAAGTTAGACAATCCTAGTCGCACACAGGAACTTGATGATATAGCTTTAGAAATAGAGAACTTAAGAGTATAGGAGAAATAAATGGATGATAAACTTTTGAAGGATGCCCGATCTGCCGTGGTGCAATTAAAAACCATTAATATGCATCATTTAACTGGCCCAAGAGATGTACACGGCGCATCAGATAAATGTATTCAGCTCTTAGAGGCATTGTTATTTCCCAAGCAAGAGGTTTCGGGCCAAGACGCTAAGAAGGTGTGTACGCTGCCAAAGAAGTAATTTATACTGAGAAAAAGGTACAAGGATGTCAAAACCAGTAATCTTTGAAGATAGCTTATTAGCCAAGGTCCTACGTAGGTCATTAAATCTCAATGATTTATGCAGTGTGCTGTCTGGTGATGATGACCCCACCTCTGTGGCTAAGACTGCTCCTCAAGGTTCTATTTATATGCGTACAGGCGCGTCAGGTGGGAATCTTTTTACTAAAGATGATGCGGGGTCTAGTACCAACTGGACTGTGTTATTAAGTTCTGCTGCATCGGTATCTGACCGATTTTTTGCTTTGGAGGACGTGGGGGTGAGTACCAGTGTGGCCGCATCTGCGCTAACCATCAATACGAAGCGAGCTGATGGAACCACTGATGGTAGTGGTGGTAATCCCATTAGAGTGCCATTTAGATCAACCACAATTGCAAGTGGGTCTTTCAGTATTCAGCAAATCACAGGAGCCGATAGTATTGTTATCCCATCAGGCGCGACCATGGGTCACACGTCGGCTGTGGATGAACAACTTTATTTCTATGATACTTACGATGGCACCAATCATGGCAGAGGTGTGTCATCTTCTTATTTCCCAGAGGGCGGGATTTACAACACGACGATTTTAGACACATCCTCTGACGCTAAAGGAGTGATCTACACCGCTGTGGCTAGGACGGGTGTGGCCGTTAGATTACTGGCAGTGCTAAAGAGCAACCAAACGGTGGCGGGCACCTGGGATGCTGTTCCTACAGAAATAGATTTAAGTGGTGAATCTACTGAGGATGTTAATCTTTTGTATCAAAACAACGGTGGGGAGGTCATCACAGCAAATGTGACCAATATTACTTGGGCCAACAAAGTAAGAGATAGTCATGACGCCTGGGATGGGACTACTTTTACAGCTCCAATGCCTGGTATTTACCACGCTGTTGGGCGTACTTTTTGGACTGCTTCGAATTCAGCTAACCATACTTCTTATGTAGATGCTGTAGCACTACGTACTAATACCACTGGTTTCGGGGGTAGTTCTACAGTGAGAACATTCACGGATGAAGTACGTTTGGATACAGGAGAGGCCTTAACCTTTCGGTCAACCGGCAGTTTCACTTTGGATAGTAATAATCTACATTGGATTGCTATTCACAGAATCGGGGGGCGCAGGTAATGCCTTTTGAAACACTGGCCTTAGGCCTCACATTAACACTCCCAACAAACGGTACTCGGAACTGGGGGACCACCCTTAAGAACACCACCTGGACAAAAATTAGCGAGCACAGACACACAGGCTCTGGTGATGGCAATCAAATCATAACTGCCTCCATAGCGGCTGAAGCTGTCACCGGAGCCAAGCTTGCAAAGAACTGGGGCAAGTTTCAACGTGTGGCTGGTCTTGCTCCGGCAGGAACCACACAGACCATTGATTGGGATGATGGGTTGATTCAGAACTTAAGTCTTGCGTCAGCTTCAGGTAATGTGACTTTGACTTTAGATAATCCCCTAACGGGTGCACTCTACCGGGTACAGATTACCCAAGGTGCCACCCCTCGAACTCTTGTCTGGCCAGCTGCAGTATTATGGCCTCAAGGAGTTGATCCGATTTTAAGTACGGGCAATGGGGACGTGGACAGTGTTTGGCTTTATTTTGATGGAACCAGTTATTTTGGTGAGTGGGAATTAGATTACAGCTAGGAGGAAATCATGGCGGTAGGACCTTTACCAGGTGGGTCAGGTAGTAAGGCAGTGTCTGGGGCGGCTGCCGGCGGGCCGGTCGGAGCGGCCATTGGGGCAGGAGTTGATATTGTCGGGGGGATTCTCGGTGGTATTGCTAAGCGTCGCAAAGAGGAAAGGGAAAGAGCTGAACGTCAGCAAGCCCAAGCTTTAGAATTACAGGCCAGAGGAGCCCAGTCAACAGGTACAGGACAAGCTAGCGGGATCCAAAACATTGTGTCTGCTATTCAAAGGGGGCTCGGTGCCTAATTTAAAGGATCTGGTTTTGGCCATAGGAAGTGGTGGGGGTAAAGCAGAAGTGGATGATGACTCTATGTCCAAAGCTTCTAAGGCCAGCAAAAAGAAACGTGATAGCAAGACCGACCGCAAGCGTTTGGTTATTGTGCTTCTTAGAAAGAAGAACGGGGGGCAATGAGAAATCTATCTTTACTCATCGACCAGGTCAGGAGATCCACGGAGAACGTTGAGGTTTCTGACAATTCTGGGATTTCAAGCGATGAGATAATACAATATTTTAATGATGCCCAGGATGAACTCCAGGCAGACATTTCTGTACTCAATCCTCAAATTTTTACATCAGAACAAATCCAACTCTCCGTGTCTCAACAAGAAGCCTACAACATTCCAGATGACGCGTTCTTAGGTAACCGAGTTGACCAGGTCGAATATGCAGACCAGTCTGTGGCCAATAAGTTTTTTAATTTGAAACAAGGAACCCTCCAGGAGCGCCTCAGTGGGGCAATCGACGGTGTCCCAAGCTTCTACATCAGGAGAGGGGGTCAGATCCTCCTGCAGCCAATCCCGGATACAGCTGGGGAACAAATTCGGATCTCTTACCAGAAAAAACTCCCAAGATTAGATATAAGATCAGGAACGGTGGCGACGGTGGTTTTGACATCCAACACCATCACTAGTTTGATCTTAGATATTACTGCGGTGCTTGACGCTTCTGCTTTGACTGAAGAGGGATTCATTACTGTGGTCACAGAAAATGGAGCCCAGCAGATGCGGCGCATTCCCATTGATGCGGTGGATGATGCCACTGGCGTTGTTACGGTGGAGCCCGGGTTCACCTTTGCAGCTGGAGAAACCATTGTGGTTGGGGATTTCACTTTAAGAGGAGAAGAGTCCACCACTCATTCTCAAATGCCTGCCAACACTGAAAGATTCCTAGTTGATTATGCACGTATGCGGGTCTTACAAAGAGATAGTTCAAATGACGCGGCTGAAGCGGCGGGGATTGTACAAAGCCAAAAAGCCAGTATCATCAGAGCATTTTCTGAGCCCGATAGGGATGTGGATTATGTCACCATTTTGGATGACCAATACTTGGTAGCCGTGGATGATTTCTAATGAGTACTTACATCCTACAGAAAAGATTTCGGAATTCTTTTGGAATCGATCTGAAGTCATCGGACCTGGACAGACCAGAGCAGTTTGCTTCAGGGTTGAAAAACTCTCAGTATAGAAAGTCTGGTTCTATTGAGAAAAGAAAAGGTTACCAGGGACATGCAGACAGTAAAGGTGGCCATGGTTTATTCACTTACAATAAAGTTAACCCTACCACTGCAGCTCAAGAGGCTGAGGTTATTTCCATCTCTGATAAAGGTCATCGATTAGCCACCAGCACTCTAACGGTGACTTACACCGGGGTGGATGCCACGGCCAATATAAGTATCTTTTTATCCTCAGTCACTCTCACCTATCACTGTCTCATTACTGAGGGGGTGACTCTATTATTGGATAAGGATTTAGGGGTGGGCTTTGATGAAACCGTTATTGTATCGATTGATAACTTACGCGTTGATATTGACGCTCTTACTAATTTCACGGCTGTTGTAACGGGTCAGACCACCACTCCGGCAGCGTTCATTCCTATCATCCGTGAATTTGATTTGTCTGCATCAGGAGCTCCTTTTGTTGGGAATGCTCAATTCTGGGAGGACATCAACACACCCTTAGCTGCCCCGTTTGCAGGATCGGAGACCAACAAAAATACCTTAGATTTTGAAAATGTCTCTGCCATTCAAGTCAACAATGTGATGATATTTACCAATGGTTATGACTTCCCTCAAAAATACGATGGTCAAAATCTATATCGTTTGGGCTTGCCTGATGTTGCTAGCATTACTTCTGCTCTTGGCGCCGCTGGGGCTATTACTGGTACCGATTATCAACATGTTGCGCAATACATTCAAAAGGACGCGGTAGGTAGTTTCATAGAGGGTAATATCCTCAAGACCGATCCTACAGCATTGATCAGTCCCACGGCTCAGATGATAGATGTCACAGTGGCAAACATCCAAGATACCACAGGATTTAATACCAATTGTGCGATAGTCGCGGGCGGGCAAGTGACTGTGAATGTCATCACTGTGGATGATGGGTCTGGTGGTTCTCACACAATGAAGGTGGGTGATACAGCTTTTTTCTTTGATTCTGTCACCGGGGATCACATTGAAAGAAACGTTGATGCTGTTGGGGCCACGACTATCACCGTCGCAGGTGCTGCTGTCACGGTAGCGGACAATGAAGTGATTTCTAATAACCTAAGAATTGGTATCTTTAGAAATACGACAAGCACGGGAGTTCCCACGGTTCATTTCCTAGTGGATGAGATTGCCAACAACTCCTTTACTGCCACTCAGGTGTTCATAGATAACATCGTGGATGCTTCTCTTGGAGCGCAGCTCATAGAGCCCTTGGTATTACGCAATCTCCCTCCTAATGGTAAATATATCGCACTCTTTAGAAACCAAGCGTTGATCTCTGGAGACTTAACTGCTCCAGATAGAGTGCATTTCAGTGATGTGTTATCTCCAGAATTTTGGCCTCCACTTAATAACTTTGATGTAAAGACTGAGTTTGGGGACATTGTCACCGGTATGGCCCCCAACAATGAACTCTTTGCGGTGTTTAAAACCCGTTCTATCTACATTGTGTCGGGTAATATTGCAGATGGAACCATTAGAATAGATCAACTGACCAATGATATTGGTTGTAGTGCCCATGCCAGCATCACGGATGTAAGAGGTGCCCTATATTTTCTCACGGACAGAGGACCCTTTGTCATGACCGGCGGTCAAGTCCCCGTCCCCCTGGGCGGTAACCGCGTGGAGCCTATTTTTGATGAAGGGTCCCTCCCTGAGGAAGTGAAACTTCTCCTATTTGGTACTCAAGTGCTCAGTGCAAATGAAACATTCCGTTTGAAGCGTGCTGTGGGATTTAATGACAGAGAGGAGCTGCGTTATCTTCTATTCCTACCCACTGAGACCGAGACAGGAGGAGTGAGACACGCAAACAACCAGAGTAAAGTACTGGTATTTGATTATGAACGTGAAGCCTTCCTTATATGGGACAATATCAACGCTGCCGGGGGGTTTACCTCACTGGGGATGGACCTCTATCACCAGGAAAGACGCTTTTCAGGTGTTACCAGTCTTGTGGAGCACATTTTGTACCGTAGGCATTCTTTAGATGAAACTTTTGACTATGCAGATAACACTGCAGTAGTGGATTTCAACTATGACTCCCAATGGGACCCCTTAGGTGAGCCCTCTATACTAAAAAGACTCCTAGCCATTCAACTCTTTGGCTTAGAAGAGATCAAAAATGGATTCTTGAATGTCACCGTTGATGTGGAGACCAATTACACCCGTGAATTAACGGTGAGTACAGCCGTACTTTCCTTTACGGGGGATGGTTATGGGATAGCGCAGTATGGGCTTGATCCTTACGGTGATCCTCAACAACCTTTTGTGAAATCCAAGTTGTCATCAGGGAGACTGCGGGCTGCTCGGTTCAGATTCAAAAACAACACTCTGCATGAGAACGTGATTATCAGTGGATGGGAAGTGGAATACGCCGCACCATACCGACCGGAGATGAAGAGCTAATGAAGTTTACTTTCTTTAAAGAATTCAGAAGTCTTCTGCCCAATAAATCCATGGAGGAGGTGGTTAAGGATATTTTTGATTATCTAAGAAATGATGTCACCAAAACCTACCGAGAATTATCCAATGGCCTAACGCGTCTTTCTTTTGTGGATAACTTTCAAGCTTTTGAGGTGGATGTGACCATTCCACCGGCCACCACCCTCCAGGTGCGCAATGAATTAGGAGGGGGCAGAATACCCACACAAATGATAATTGTTAATGGAGATGGAAGAAGTTTTTCCACAGATAGGAACACATGGGACCAGAACTTTGTATCAGTGACCAACAACAGCGGGGGCCAGACCAGGTCGGCCACTCTGGTGTACACGATTTAAAATATGAGGCCTTAGATCCTGAGGAGCAGGGTCCTGACCTCTATAAGTTTTTGGAGAAGTATTGGCAATTTTGGCTGGAGGTGCAAGGTGAAGATTTATCAATGCTTGAGGAGTACAATGTTTTTGGCAAGATCGAAAAAGTCCCAAGAATCGAGTCCTATTATTATTATCGTAGGAATGAGGGGGCTAGAGTTCAATTGGTGTGGGATAGAGGTGAAATAGTTGGCTTTATGCTTTATTATAATATTTATAACTGCATTCTTGCCATTGATGCGATGTGGGCAGATAAAGACCACATTGCCAGAGGCTTGGGGAAGAAAATGATTCAATCTCTACATAAACCGATCAAAAGAGTTTTGTATCAAACACGTAAAAAGAATCCCCCGCAAGATATGTTTAAAGTGGTTAGAAAATACAGCACGTTAGTGCATGAGAAACCAGATCTCCTTGTTTGGGAGATGCCCTGGGAGGTATCGTAATGGGTGGTGAAAGTGATGAAGACCGAGCTAAAAAACAAGCTAGGTCACAACAGATTGAACAACAAAGACGGCAGATCCGTGAAACCTCTGTAGAGCGTCAAGGTGAAAGAGAGAGGGTTTTACGTGAAGAAGACCTACAGCGTGGACGTGAACGTGGTGAGGAAATTTTTGGAGACCTTCCAGCAAGAACACAAGAGGAGCGCACAGCAGGATTCTTGGATGTGCTGGAAAGACGCAAAGCAGCCCTTGGAGGCCTCACTCCTGAGCAGCAAACCGCATTTCAGTCTCAAGTGCTTGGAGGTATTGGCAGGCAGCAACAAACGCAACAAAGACAACTTAGAGGATTGCAGGCTGGGGCGGGGGTTCAGGGTGGTCTGGCCGCGCAACAGCAATTAGGTCTAGCGCAACAAGCTCAAGAGCAACAACGTCAAGCCCAGCAGCAATTATTCATTCAAAACATCGGAAGACAACAAGAAGCGTTAGGAGCATTTGAACAAACCCAACAATTTGAGCAACAAGCAGCTGAAAGAGCCCGGGCAGGTCAATTGGGAGTTGAGTTTGGCTTTGCAGGATTAGGAGCTCAAGAGCGGGGTGGTTTAAGACAGTTATTGTTAGGTGAACAACAGGCTGCGACTGCACAAGCGTCAGCTGAAGCCAATCAGGGGAAAAAGTAATGGCAGATGTCAGAGGAGCCTCCTTAGAAGAGGAAAGACAATTACAACGTGGAGCACAGGCAGGTAAAGCTTCTGCACAAGCTGCGGCCCCTGTGGCGGTTTCTCAGATTGCTGAAAGAGTGAGGCAACAACAACCTTCTGAAGAAGAAACCTTACAAGCGGCCCAAAAGGGTACTGAGATTGCCCAACGGGATCCCGCCGCTGCAGAGCAAGCGGTTCAACAAGTGACTCAAGCTGCCACGGCCAAACTCCCTCCTGAGGAAAAGGCAGAGGTGGAAGAACAGATTGCTGAAGATCAACAAACCGGTCAGGTATCGGATGTCACCCGGGCAATATTAGGGTTTGTCCCCATTGCTTTGGGATTTGCTGCTGGGGGTGCAGCGGGTGGAGCTATCGGGGCGGCTGCTGGCCGTAGGGCTCTTCAAACTCTTTCAGATGAGGACCAACGGAGAGTTTTATTGGCTGGGAAAGAAGCCAAAAGGGAACAGGAATTAAAGTTAAAACAAATCAAAGAAAAAAGTGATACCGAGCGTCGGAAGGATGAGATTGCTTTAAAACAAACCAACTCACTCGCCCTTTTGGATGCAAGAAGTGCTGACCAAAAAGAACTTGAGGCCTTAAAACAAGCAAATAGATTGGTCACTAAAAAGATCACCAAAAAGGAACCTAAGTCCTCTCAATTTGAAGCAGCGTTATTTGGTAGGAGATTAGAACAAGCTGAACAGATTTTTGGAGAGTTAGCTAAAACAAGCGATGCCACTGCGATTGATTTTGCAATAGCTAGGAAATTACCTGAGTTTATAAAACCTGAAAATATTAAGAGTCAGGAACAGGCAGAGAGAAACTTTGTCAATGCTGTCCTAAGACGTGAATCTGGGGCTGCTATTGCTCCTTCTGAGTTTGAATCAGCCCGTCTTCAATACTTTCCCCAGGTAGGTGATGGTCCCCAAGTCTTAGCTCAAAAGAGGGCTAACCGGGCTGTGGCTTTTAATGCTTTAAAGGCAGAAGCAGGGGAGGCTTTTGGACAAGTGGAGGGTGGTGGTCCCCCGCCTACACAAATTGACCCCTTGGCAGAACAATTTGCTAAGACACACAAAATTCCAGTGGACCAGGCAGACCGCATTTTAAAAGAACGGAGGGCCGCAGGTGGCTAAGCAACAAGACCTACTCTCAGCCCCGTCAGAAGATGAATTGAAAAGATCTGATGAGGCATTATTAGCAGCCCCCACTCCTCAAGAATTATCTTCAACAGGAGAGGCGAGTTTTGGGGATGTGGCCGGTGCAGCGGTGCGCGGTATAGGCCGTGGTGTACTTTTTGGTCAAGCTGAGACTGTTGCTCAATTAGCGGGTGAACGTATTGAGGGAATAGGTCGGTTAGGTGGGCAAGCTGCTCTTGCTGCTGGTGTGGATCCCGAGACTCTATCACAAGCCAACATTCCATTTGCTTCTGACGTTGGATTAGAGGCCCAAGGTTTTGACATCGGGCAACAACCCTTTGGAACACAAGTGGCTGGAGGGATTGCAGCTCAAACTGCACTGGATGAAGAGATTGCCCCCGTTGCCAGTCTTGGTGGGGAAATTGTAGGTAACCTGATTACCGGGGGAGGTTTAGCCGCCGCTGGAAAGGCCGCAATCCGTTCCATCATAGGACAGGTGGCTCCAGGTCTATTGGCTAAGGCTGAAGTGATTGAAAGAGCAGGCCGAATAGGGTTTAAGGGTGCCAAAAGACTTAATTTAGGAGTAAAGGTGGCATCAAATGCTGCAGAAGCAGCTGCCCTGACAGCGCTTGAAGCAGGAACGTCAAGCAATGATGTGGCAGGGTCTGCTAAGTTAGCCACAGCCTTTACCGTGGCCCCAGCCGCTGTGAAAGGACTATTTAAAGCTGGTGCAAAACTAGGCAAGGGTGCCTTTGCTGCAGCGTTTGGTATTAAGGGTCCCGCAGCTAAAAAACTCATGGACCGGGCTCAGGAGATACGTAAACTCCCTGATTTTGATGATGTGGTTGAACAGACTGAAAAAGCTGTGGATGAACTCCGTGTCAATGCTGCTAAAACTCAAGAAGAAGTAGGGGGGGAATTACTTAATGCTCTGACAGGTATAAAACAACGGGCTGTAGATCTCTCTGCTGAAGCCTTTGGAATACTTGATGAGTCCACCAAAAGATTTTCTAAAGTTCAGCTGCTGAGAACTCTCCAAAAAGCTGGTGATGCTGCTCCTGTAGGTACAGCGGGCCGAGGCATGAAGGTCCGAATGAAACAATTCATCAATGATGTTGATGAGTTTGTACCTGCCGATAAAGACGGGGCTTTAACGGGATCCCAAGTCAAAAAAATCATCCAAGACCTTGATTCAGAAATTGGAGAAATCAACGCTAAGGCAGGACAGATCTTAACTCCTACAGAAAGGCTCATGACCCAAGCCCGTCGTGCTGTGGATCAGACTCTTAAAAAGAATGTCCCTGAATACGCCCAAGCCATGGAAGAGGTGGCCGCTTTAACAACCTTTATTAGTACCGCGTCAAAAAAGTTAGGGGATGTTGATAAAGCAATATCAGCTTCTCTTAGGGTGGGTGCTCCAGTTGAAAAAGAAGCCACCAAACTGGTTAAGGAATTAGCCAAGCGCAGTAATGTGGACATAGCCCGCTTAAAGACGGCTCAAGAGACTGCAAACCTTTTTAAATCATGGAACACCTCTAATTTTGATAGAAAGGTGAGGGCTCTTACTCGAGGTCTAAACCCAAATGACAGGGCTCAGTTAAAAGCCATAGCAAGTGTGTCTGATGATGAGTTTGTCAGAGCAGTGGAAAATCTTCAGATCTCAAATGAGTTTGAGAAAGAATTTTTAAGAGGCTCAAGGAATGTGAACCTCTGGTCCTTCTTGGGGTTTGGTTTAAGCCAAGGAAATCCCATTGCCCTAGCCGCAGGAGCAGCCTCGGGAGGTTTGATTGATAAGTTTGGACCCAAGATGGCAAAAAGTGTTTTATTGGCTGTTGGGGAGATTAAGGGTGCCATCACCATTCCTAAAATTAGGAAGATGAACCTCCCTGGTAATGTGACAGATTTCCTAGAGGATCAATTCAGAAGAACCATAGTTTTTGCCAACACCGGTAATGATGTCACCATTGATGATGACGCTAAGCAAGGAGTGATGTTAGACATTGAGGGATCAAAAGTGCTGACACCGTTGCAAAAAGCAACTATGATCACCCAAATCCAAAGAGATGGGGAGGTTGATGCTAGTCTCTACAAAAAACTTGTTTCTGGATCTGATAAACCAGACTTTCCACAGCCTAATCTCAGTTTTATCAAGAAGGCTCCAACACGTTCAGCTCCAAACCTGGAAAAGGTCGCAGCTGGTGTCAGGCCTCTCATCAAAGACCGCAAACCCCCCGACTACTAAAATGGTCCCGACATGTATTACTGTGCACTGCCTGCTGACTCCTAATGGCAAGCCCGTGGACCCCATGGTTGTACATGAGTGGCATAAGAGCAGGGGGTGGGATCAAGCAGGGTATCATTTTATTATCCAGCCCAGTGGGAGGGTGGAAGAAGGATTCCCCTTAAGAAAAATTAACCAAGAGGGTGCACACGTCAAAAAGGCCAACACTCATCTGGGTGGGCTCAACACGGGCATAGCCTTGGCTGGGACCGATAAATATACTCGGTTACAATTAGCCGCACTTCATGAATTAACCCACAAGATATTAAGGCGTTATAGTTTGGAGATTCACCAGGTCTATTGCCACAGTGAGTTCCCCTCTGCCCGCAAGCAGAAGAAAAGCTGTCCTAATATTAGGCCCGTTGATTTGGTGGTGTGGTTAGATGACGCAAGTTGTTCAAGTATGGAGAAATATGTTTTAACGGAAAAGAATGTATAATACGCTTCAGGCGACAACCATAGGGAAATGGGCGAGGCAAGGATGCTTCTTGTCGCCCTAATTTAAAGGAGAGACACCATGTTAGAAAAAACAGTATTGAAATCCAAAACGTTTTATCTTGGCCTAGTCACCGCGTTAGCACCATTACTCCCCGGGGTGGGTGCATGGGTGGCGGACAACGTCGCAACAGTGGGGTTAGTTTGGGGTGGGCTGACCGTCCTCTTAAGACTAGTCACCAAAGATAAAGTTACATTAGTGCCATAATTTGGGGGGGCCAAGTGCCCCCTATCCAAGGAGTTTAAATGGGTATCGTTAATGGGGTTCTCGCTTTACTTAATAAAGTCTTATCCTTCTTCCATCCTAAGACTGAAGCTGAACGGGCAGTGGATAAAGACAAAAGGGAAGTCAGAGACCGTAAGAAAAAGGCTTTAGCAAGAGCCAAGGCCGTGGCCAAAGCAAAGAGGGGAGACACCAGGGATGCTGAAAAATATCTTAATTAGAACCGTGCTAATCAGTCTTCTGACAGTGAGTTCCTGTGGGTCCACAAATAAACTTTATAATGTCGATCCAGATAAAGGGGGCTTAACCCGATTGGATGATGACGTTATTCGTTTTGAGAATATCCGTTGCTTACCGGATCCCGTTGATCCTGATAAGGTTGTCTGCCCATACGCTGCTTTAACGTGGGAAAGTTGGAACATCGTGCAGGCCAAACTGGATGCCTGTGAAGAAGAGTAGTATACTTTTCCTATGGGCGATGAAGAGCACAACGGATGGAATGAGTGGAAGAACAAAGTTCTCTCTGACCTAAAATATCTCAGAGCCGATATGAAAGAGATGAGAGGCGACATCACTACTCTCAAAGTTAAATCAGGGATGTGGGGTGTTGCTGGAGCCTCAATTGCTGTAGCCGCTATGACTCTGATGAAGAAACTTTTTTAACATGATAGAACCATTTCCCCATCAATTTCTCCCACCCATATTTTCTCATGAACCATTCAGCCAAAGGGTATTTGTCAGTGAAGGTAGTGGCCCCGATATAGTGCCATTCTACATGGTGGGACCTGCACAAGGGCATGAGATTCCACTCTGCCTCTAATGGCCCCCCAGCTCCACGGGTTTTGATATGATGCAAATCCACCTCAGAATGACGGCAGACTATGCACCTGCTTTTGTCTTTGTTTTGTGACATGGCTTACAAAGGACCTGCATTTCCCCATAAAAAAGGTTTTTAATATAATCATTCCAATCATCTGACACACTTCTAATGGGCACGATGTGATCCACCTGGATTTCATGTTGCTTAAAGAAGCCTGTGCACCCATTACAAAGATACACCCCCCTCTCCACCCGAGCATTCTTAACCACGTCATATCTCATGGGAGACCGCAGCCAAACTTTCCTCAGAGCATCAACTAAGCGGGTCTTTAACTTGAATGTCTTTTTTTTCATTCGCAATTGCAAAACAGATTTTAGAGTCAGTGAGTAATCCCCCTACACTATAAAACGGACAGTTATTCTCATAATTCCTATGTGTGGCGCAGTTAACCCCTGCCATGGACAAAAGTATACTCATCCATAGCCTGAATAGCGTCTTCCATTTCCTGTTCATGATTTCTTAAAAACTCTGGTTCATGGGTGGCATCTCCTGAATAAATCACTCCCATTTCACAATCCATATTATCACAAGGCCTGATGGTCTTCTTGGGGAATCCTATAGTCAGATTGTCCTCAATAATATCAGTAGTGCCTTTACATCTTGGGCAAACTCTTGGGTCCCAGCGTTCCATTTAAGTATCACACCACAGACTCGGTCGTGTTTTAAGTTCTGTAATCATCATTTGTAACGCCGTGATTGTATTTTGTAAGTCTCTGACATCAGCGTAAAACACATCCGTTCTTGTTTGGACTTTTGCGTTCACAAGATCTTTGTATAATTCGGCTGTTGCACCAAATGCGGGTAGTCGAAATATTTTACCCTCTATTACTGTCTCAGTCATAATCGATCCGGCCAGTCTAAATTCCAATGAGGTGCGTGGATATTAGGAGAGTGGAATTGTGCCCACTCCTTCATGGTCATCACATAATACCTAGACACTCTCTTGGCTAATTCAAAGTAATCCATCATCACTCCTTAAAATGGTATATCATCCTCAGTAAATTGAGCAGGCGGCCCGGGGATCTCTGACGGTGGTCGGGTGTTAGAGCCGCCTGACTCTCTAGCGTATGGAGGTACCCATACAACTGCTTTAGGAAATAGTCCTCCTGTTTTTCTTACTCCGTATTTAAACTCGTAATGGCATTTGCAACACTCTAGAGAGTAATAATCATATTTTTGCTGCATGACCTTAAACATGGGTGCCACCTCATCAGAACCACAATTACCGCAGTTTCTGGGCATGGTGGCAAAGAAGGAGTATTTTTTAAAGAAATCCAACTCATCCTCTAAGGGCATTCGGATTTCAAATTTAGGTGTGACTATTTTAAGTTCCATTAGATCTCTCCTGCAATTTTTCCTTAGCATCCAAAACTTTATTTTTCACCAGTGTCTCAACCTGTCCAATAACCCGCAGCCAAGCCTCATCTGTGGATTCCATCTCTAAAACATCTGAAGACAGGGAGGCGCTGAATGTTACATTTTCATAGGAATGTGTAGAAATCTTCATACTTAAGGAATAGTTGATTCGGTCATTATTTACGGGTGGATGATATTTAATGTCTTTAGTGCCAGCAGATTTCATAGGTTCTCACTCTTAAATCTACCCATACCTACAGTGTTTTGACCTGTCAAGATAATGTGAGACAATTTATGGAATGGCTATTGTTATCGTGGTTTCTGATACTCAGGCCCCCTTCCAGCACCCAAAGACGTTGGAACACCTCCTGAGAACTCGGGACAAATACGTAAAACTCTATCCTAAGAAGAGGGTGAGATGGGTACACATAGGGGATGAGGTGGACTGGAAGCATCTTAAGTATGCCTCTATCAATGACCCCCACACAGCAGAGCAACAACATGAACTCTCCCTTAAGTTTTTACATTCTCTTTACAAAGAAATCCCCATTGCCAGAGTCTGTCATTCCAACCACGTAATGGACAGGTTTCAATACGCTGCCGAAAAAGGTGCAGTTCCATCCTTCATGTTAAAAACCATCCCTGATATTTTAGAAGCCCCCATAGGATGGAGGTGGGCTCATGAGTGGATTATTGACGGGGTTAAATATGTACACGGTCACAAATTCAAAGGAGTGCATCCTTATCATAATGCCTTAAAAGATGTGTGGTGTTCTGTGGTGATGGGCCACCATCCTAAATTCGGAGTGGTTTACAAAATGGTTAACGGTCAGATGTTTTTTGGGATGGGGGTTGGGGCGATGACAATTTCTGACCGGGCGAAGTCTTTAATGGCTTATGGGATGGCTTACTCTCGGAAGTACTCGGCTGAGATGCCTTTGGGGATCGGCGTTGTCGTGGACGGGCGGCGGGCTTATCCTGAGGCTTTGTGAGCTCTTCCAGTGTTGCCTCCATTTCCTCTTTCCATGAAGTGGCTGTTCTATCCCCGGGGTTTACGTTATTAATTAAGGCATAGACAAACATGTGGAGGGCTTTAGTGTGTTTCTTAAGTAGATCTTTATGGTTCATCCTAAAATTCCTAACCCATACCCCAGACAAAAACAACCTAATCCAAAACAAAGGACCAGGGCGCCCTCAAATAGAAACTCAATAACTGCTTGCAGATCTTTTTGGCCGAGTGGCATTGATCTTCCTTCTCTTCCTCACTGAAGCCTTGGCCACAGCCTTACGGGCACTCTTAGGGGGTTTTTTGGTATTCTTTTTAGGCATTGGGCTCCCTGTTAATCTCTATTTCTGGCAACAGTTTTTTGTCCGTTGCGCAAATCATTCTAATCACCTGCAGTCCATGTATAATACCCACACAGTATTGCATCTTTGGTTCTGTGATACTAGGTTTTGCACACCCCGTCAGGAATATTGTTATCAGTATGGCCATCTTCATTATCATCCCTCACTGGTTCTATTTTAACGCTGTTAGACCATTCCTGCCATTCTTTATAAATCTGCTTCAGATCCTTATCTCTGTACTTGTGTTTAATTGCCCTGTGGATTGCAGAGTTCTCCACCATGCCCTTAAAAAAGGAATCCACGGCTCCTGGTATCGGATTATTCGGTAAAGCCCGCACGGTGGACCAGAACTCATCCTCATCCCCACCCCAGTCCCACTCTGGGATGTATTTCTTCTCTAAAAACTTCTCCCACTGGGGGACACCTGAGTATTTATTTGCACCGTACCATTTTTCCATGGCGGGATCCGGTTTGCCCTTCAGACAGGCACACCTAAAGACATAATTTGACGTGTCGTTTAATTTAGACTTGGCTCTGATCAGTCCTTGGTCTTGACAATAGATACACATTCTTTTGCCTTTTTTACTTTTTTAGGGGGTTTGTCAAGGCAATTGGAGCAACGCTTTATCCCACGGTACTGTTTCAGAGAGAGGACCGCATTTGTACAAGAGATGCACAGAAACCTCACAGGACCATTCTGACCATGGTAGTCATTCACAGGTCAATGGTATCACCATTTTTAAGAATTACAGTATAAGGTTCAAACTCTGAACATATCCTTTCTACCCAGTAATGTTTTGCAGCAATAAAAAAGATACGCCTATGCTCTCTGGGAATATCTAGCGCATCCAAATACCACTCAACCAGGTGTGGGTCTCTAGGGGGGGACAATACCCCGCGCTCTAATCGTGATTGATTAGCGGGTTGACATTGATTCTGGCGACAGAATTCTCTCAGGGTTAATCCATGCTTGATTCTTTCTTCCCTGATCATAAATCCAAATTCCATTATGCTGCTCCCAAATTTTTAAACTTATTCACCCGAACAGCCCCGGAAAAATAGAGGCGATTTTTTCCATATCCCATCCATTGTCTAAAAGAATTCTGACAGCGTCGGCTATATCTAAAGCCTGCTGCTTACTGTCTAAATATGATGCGACCAATGTAAACTCCCTGGTTTTTAAATTTCTTAATCCTACCTCAAATGAAGTCCCCCAGTGTCCGCCCCATTCCGCCACAGTAATGAAGTGAG